AGGGTAAAGCTGCAGCGAAGCGTAAATTTAAGGTGTACCCTTCGGCCTATGCTAATGCCTACGCATCAAAAATATGTGCAGGTAAAATTAAAGATCCCTCTGGAGTGAAGAGAAAAGATTTTAAAGGACCTAAACCTGCATACACAGGTAGTTTTATTGATTTAGAAGTAGACGGAAAAAAATATGCAAATAAAAGTCTAAAACAATATTACAAAGGTATGTATGAGCAATAAGAAGAAAAAAATTTTACCTGATTATTTAAAAGGCACTACTGTTGGTGGTGGCATAAATATTTATGATGACGAATTTGTTACATCCCCTAAAGTAGAATTTAACGTAAAGAAAAAAGGTGTAACTGTTGGAATATCTGGGGAAAAACCTTTTAGTAAGATTGATAAAGAAAACATTAATAGTATTTTAGGTTTAAATATAGTTAAAGAGGGTAAAAGTTCTACATTTGGTTTAGAGGGAACTAAACAGGGTAAAAGCAAAAACATTGGTTTTACTTTTTCTAAAAGTTTTAAAAAAGGGGGATTAAAAGAATGGTTCAAACAAAATTGGGTAGATATTGGGAGCAAGCGAAAAGATGGTACTTTCGCAAAGTGTGGTCGTTCGAAGTTGGAGGCGGACAGAAAACGGAAGTATCCAAAGTGCGTCCCTGCTGCCAAAGCGGCAAGGATGACAGAATCCCAGAGGAGGAGTGCCGTTGCAAGGAAAAGAGCTAAGCCACAAGGAGTTGGTGGTAAGCCTACAAATGTGAAGACCTTTACTAAGAAATATTACGGGGGTATGATAGAAATATGACAGATCCAAAATTCATAGGTCCACCACAAAAATTATTTAAGTCTTATACTATGCCTAAGGCAAAGACTGCTACAGAAATAGGTAAAGACATAATAAAAAAAACAAATGTTGGAGCTGGTAGAGTTTTAACAGCATTAGGATCACCTATACTTACAAGTAAAAAATTATTATCAAAAGCAAAAGCAAAATTTACAGGTGCAGCAAAAAGAGTTAAAGATATCTCAAGTGGAAATATCTCTGGAAAAGCAAAAGCTGTTAAAGCCATAGTCGGCAAAGCACCTAAAGGCACATCAAAAGCTTTAGTCACAAAAGGCACGGCTAGATTATTTAAAGCAGCTAGATTTGCTAGAGCAGCAACTCCAGTAGGTTTGGCTACTGTTGCATTAACAAGCATTAAAAAAAGAGATCCAAAAGCAGTAAAAAGAGAAAGAGAATTTTTTAAGGGTAAAAAATATAAGGACTATGGTTTTGAGTCAATGTTAAACTACAAAGGAGGCGGTTTGAAAGAAGCAACTAAAAAATTAAAAGCACAAGGATACAATATGGGTAAAATGATTACTTTTGCACAATTTGTTAAAAATAGAGCTGGTTCACAAGTTAGTGAGTCAAAAATTCAACAACTCAAAAATGAGTACAAAAAAATGATGGGAGGTTCTCAAATAGGTCCATCTGAGGAGAAGAGACTTAATAAAATGATGAAAATGAAATCAGGTAAATTGGCAATAAGAGATTTTCTAAGATCAAAATTTAAATCTCAAGATAGAGTTATGAATAAAGGCAAACAAGGTGCTACGCCTGGAGCTGTCTTTATGCGATTAAAAAAAATGGGTTTATTTAAGGAGGGAAATATGGCTAATTTGAAAAAAATTCCAGAAGGTCCAAAAGGCGAAGGTCTAAGAAAATTAAAAGCTAAAAGACCTGACGTAACTAGAAAAATGGGTTTTGCTAAAAAAGGTAAAGTCATGAAAGCAATGGCTGGCAAATCTGTTAGAGGTTATGGTGCTGCAAGAACTTCAGGAATGGGTTTACAAGATGAACAATTGGTTCCTGGTAAATCTATGGATTATTATAAAGACTTAATGTAATGAATTATGGCAACGTCTGGAACAACAGCATTCGATTTAAATATCGACGATATTATAGAGGAAGCGTATGAAAGATGTGGCATACGTACTAACTCTGGTTTTGACCTTAGATCAGCTAGAAGAAGTTTAAACTTACTTTTTTCTGAGTGGGGTAACAGAGGTGTTCATTTATTTAAAGTTGAACAACAAACTCAAGCCTTAACTGCTGGAACTGCACAATACACTGTGCCAACAAAAGTAAGTGATGTTTTAGAAGCTTTTATTTCTACAACAGCTGGTGTTACAACTGACACTCAAGATGTATCATTAACAAAAATAGATAGATCTGCTTTTGCTGCTTTACCTAATAAGGGAGCTCAAGGGCAACCCTCTCAATATTACGTAGATAGACAAATGATACCGGTAATTAATTTATACTTAACTCCTGATGCTAATACATTCACTCATTTAAAATATTTTTCTATTAATAGAATTGAAGATGCTGGAGCTTATACTAATCAAGCAGATGTCGCTTATAGATTTTTACCTTGTATGTGTTCAGGTTTAGCATATTATTTAGCGATGAAAAAAGCACCTGATAAAATACAAACTTTAAGATTAATTTATGAGGATGAATTACAAAGAGCATTAACAGAGGATGGCCAAAGGACTTCTGTTTATATTTCGCCTCAAACTTACTTTGGAGATGGAGTTGGATAATGGCATTTGCTAGAGGTAAAAGATCATTAGCTATATCAGATAGATCAGGACAAGCTTTTCCATATACAGAAATGGTAAAAGAGTGGAATGGTTCTTTAGTCCATATATCAGAATTTGAGGCTAAACATCCACAACTAGATCCACCACATACTAAAGCTGATGCAATAGCTTTACGAAATCCAAGAGTACAAAAATTTCAACAACCAAAAACAGTGGCTAGTAATGACGTAACTATTGCTGATTCTGGAGGTATCACAGTTGGAGTTGCTAACTTAACTTTACCAGGTGATTTCGGATTTAAAAATCAGGGCACAAGTGAAATGAAACCAGCAGACCCGTCTTTACAAAACAGAAGAAGACAAGCAACAGTTTTAGTTAACCCCGTAACAATAGAGATATCTTAATGGCTATAACGTATACGAATTTTTTAACCCAAGTAAGAAACTATACAGAAGTTTCTAGCTCCGTTTTATCAGATACCTTATTGGATCAATTTATTAGAAATACTGAATTAGCTATCGCAGGGGCTGTAGATTATGATGATCTTAGAAAATTTTCTAATTCTACATTCACAGCTAGTAATAGAGCAGTAAGTTTACCTGGTGATCTTAAATATCTAAGAGCAGTAAAAATTACTGATGGAGGAACAGAAATATTTCTTGAAAAAAGAGATCAAACTTTTATAGCTGAATTCAATCCTACTGGAACTGAAGGTCAGCCAAAATATTATGCTACGTATAATGACAAAAATATTATTGTGGCACCTACACCTGCATCAGCTTTACCTATTCAGATACAATATATTAAAAATGCACCACATTTTGATTCTAGCACTACCACAATGCTTTCAGATCAATATGAGAATCTTTTATTATATGGGGTGCTAGTAGAGTGTTTTTCATACTTAAAAGGACCACAGGATATGTACAACCTCTACAAAACAAGGTATGATACAGAATTACAGGCTTTTGCTCTTGAGCAAATGGGCTCAAGAAGAAGAGGTCAGTATACTGATGGGGTTCCAAGAACTAAGGTTCCGGCTCCATCACCATAAAATTTATAAGGAGAATAAAATGGCTATAACAACAAACGCAATTACAAATTCTTTCAAAGAAGAAATTCTTGAAAAGGGGCATGATTTTACACCTACATCAGGTGATAAATTTAAACTAGCTTTATACACTTCACAAGCGTCTATTGGTGCAGATACTACAGCTTATCCTGGCGACAGCACAGGTAACCAAGTTGCAAATACTGGTCAATACACGCAAGGTGGAGGATTATTGGTTAACGCTCTTGTTTCAACACAAGGAACAGTAGCATTCGTAGATTTTGCAGACTTATCTTTTACAGGTGTAACATTAACAGCAAGAGGTGCTTTAATTTACAACACTTCAGAGAGTAACAAATCTGTTTGTGTATTGGACTTTGGCTCAGATAAAACAGCTACGTCAGGAACTTTTACGATTCAGTTTCCTAACCCAAACAACACACAAGCTATAATCAGAATCGCATAATTAGGAGCCCGGTGTTATGGCACAATTAACTTACACCGTCACCGTAGCAACGGGCAGCCTTTACTTAGGTGGAGGTTCAACAGGAAACGTTTTTTATCTTAATGGTGTAAGGGACATAGATTTAACTTGGGTTAAAGGTGGCACTTTAAGATTTGATCAAAGTGCATCGAGTAACGACAATCACCCTTTATTTTTTGCAACACAAACATCTAATCCGCAGTCAAATATTTATGCAAATGGTGTTTCATACTATTTAGATGGAACTGCATCTCAGTCAGATTATTTTAACACTACAAATTTCAATGCTGCAACAACAAGATACGTCGAGGTAACACCAGCATCAGAAACAGATTTTTATTATGCTTGTTATATTCATGGAATTGGAATGGGCGGTGCTATCGACGTTACTCAAAACACGTGGGGTGCTGCGTCTTGGAATTCAGGTCAATGGAGCGATCAAACAGATATTGATTTAGGTGTTACAGGCCAAGAATTACAATCTTCTATAAATTCAGTTGTTCCTTTTCCAAATATTGGTTGGGGAGGAGATGTATGGGGTTCAAGTGTTGGTGGTTGGGGAAATCTAAAAGATACTTCATTTATAGTTTCTGGAAGTCAACTACAATCTAGTATTGGTGAAGAGAGCACTGAGGGTGAGATAAATGCTGGTTGGGGTAGAAATACCTGGGGTGCAAACGGTTATGGAATTGCAGGAACATTAGAGGCACAAAGTTTACAACTTCAATCGACAACTCCAGGCGTTACTGTTGAAAATGAAATAAATGTTGGTTGGGGTAGATTAGAATGGGGTAACGGTGCATGGGATGTTGGTTATTCTGTTGAATTAGGATCTTTAAGTTTACAATCAACAATTGGAGAAGAGCAAGGGTTTACAGATTTTACAGCAGAGCCTGCTGGTTTAAGTTTACAATCTACATTAGGAGACGCTAGTGAAACAACAGCTGAGGGAACTGTTGCCGTCTCAACCAATTTACTTCAAACATCACAAGGCACAGCTATAGGAGCTCAAGACGTAAATCCTACAATTTCAGGAATAGGCATACAATCAAGTGTTGGTCCTGTAGAAGTTGGTGCATTAACATTAGCTGAGCCTAACGGAATACAATTACAAACTAATTTAGGTGAAGAAGATCTTGCAGGTGGAGCTATTATTAGTCCGACTGGTATTCAAGCAACTTTTGCAACACCTTCTGCTGATGCCGTTGCAATAGCAGAGGGAACTGGGTCACAACTGCAATCATCTATTTCTGGTCCTCAATCAATTACAGGGGATGGTTTAGTTGAATTAACAGGCATACAGTTGACTGGGTCACTAGGGTCAACTAATATTACACCATGGAGCGAAGTAGATTTAGGAGTCAATAATACTTGGACTGAGGTTGATTTGGCTGCTTAATTTTAGTAAAATAACAATATAAGGATTTAAATAATTATGGCATCATCATATACAGCTCTCGGAGTTGAACTTCAAGTAACCGGTGAAAATGCGGGTACTTGGGGTGATAAAACAAATACAAATTTACAATTATTACAACAATTAGTTGGTGGATTTAATCAAACCTCAATAGCAGGTGGAGCTGGAGACACAGCTTTAACAGTTGTTGATGGAAACACAACTGGAACTGCTCAACAAAATTTTATAGAATTAACTGGAACAATTACTGGTAATAGAACCGTTTCTATACCTTTAGATGTTGAAAAACTTTATGTAATAAGAAACTCTACATCAGGAGCTTACACTGTAGAATTTCAATACACTTCAGGTTCAGGAACTAGCGTAACTTTTTCTGCTACAGATAAAGGAACTAAATTTTTAATGGCGAAAGCCGACGATAGTACTAACCCTAACATTATTGACGTCGGTGTAGTAGATTTATCTGGCGTTCAAACTTTAACAAATAAAACTTTAACATCCCCTGCAATAGGAACTTCTGTTTTAGATACTGGTGGAAACGAATTACTTTTACTCACTGCTACAGGTTCAGCTGTCAATGAAGTTACATTAGCAAACGCTGCAACAGGTAATAACCCATCTTTCGCAGCATCAGGTGGAGATACAAATATTGGTATTGATCTTAAAACAAAAGGAACTGGTGTAATTAAAGCTGAAGACTCAGGCGGAAACGTATCTGCAGTTAAAATAGCTGGTAAAGAAACTATATGGGTTCCTGCAGTAGCTATGTATCCAAATACTACAAACGGATGTGCTAACATTGCACAAACAGAACTATCAAATGGACCTGAGTTAAAAACTTTAGATTTTGATAAGGATTCAGATGAATTTGCACAATTTGCTGTTGCTTTTCCTAAATCATGGAATGAAGGCACAATAACTTTTCAAGCATTTTTTACAGCTAATTCAACAAACACAGGAACTACATCTTGGAACTTACAAGGAGTTGCATTAGCAGACAATGGAGATTTAAATACAGCTTTTGGTACAGCTGTAGGTCCAGCAGCAAAAGCCATGAGTGGTACAGCAAACGATTTAGCGGTAACGGCAGAAAGTGGAGCAGTAACAATTGCAGGCTCCCCAGCTGCAGATGAATACGTTTTCTTTCAAATATTTAGAGACGTTTCAGCTGACGATTTAACAGCTGATGCAAAATTATTAGGTGTTAAATTATTCTTTACTACTGATGCTGCTAACGACTTATAAGGAGATTAATGGCAAGCGGTTTTGGATATAAAATTCTAGGTTTAGGAGGAGGATCTCTTCCACCTTTATCGCCCTTCAATGCTAATATTTTAGTAGTTGCTGGAGGCGGCGGTGGCGGTGGCGGCCAATCAGGTGGTGGCGGTGCTGGAGGTTATCGTTTTAATACATCATACCCTATCGTTGGAGGAACAAGTTACAAAGTTACAATTGGAGGTGGTGGAAACTCATGTGGAGTTTCACCTGTCAACAACACTGTAAACGGAAGTGCTTCATCATTTAATACCTGCGGTGCAGGATGTGCAACATCATTTGAATCAGCTGGAGGCGGAGCAGGAAAAGGTCCTAGTGGTGCTGGAGCTGACGGAGGGTCTGGAGGAGGTTCAGGAGAATCACCAGACACCGGAGGTACTGGTAACGTACCACCTGTAAACCCATCTCAAGGTAATCCTGGCGGACCAGGAAGAATAAGTCCAGGAGGAGGCCCAGGAATATACGGCGGCGGTGGCGGCGGTATCGGGGGATCTGGAGGGGCTCAAGGTCCGACTACAGGTGGAGCTGGTGGTGCAGGAGGCAGTGGCTGGCCAGGAGATTCAACAACAAGAGCTGGCGGAGGCGGCGGTGCTGGTGGACCAGGCGGCGGCGGATCTGGTGGTTCAGGTGGCGGCGGATCTGGAGCACAATATAATCAACCAGGTGTTCCCCCAGCTGCAGATAGATCAGGAACTGCAAACACAGGCGGTGGTGGTGGAGCAGGTGGAAGACCTGCGGGACCCCCTGCTATTTTATATGGAGGCAGTGGTGGCTCAGGAGTTGTAATTATTCAATACGCAAACAGCGTTGAAGGAAACGACAGAATAACAGGAGGGACTAGAACAACAAGTGGTTGTAATGTGATACACACATTTAATGCAACCGGCTGTTTTGTTGTTCCATAATGCTATGGCTCACTTCGCAGAAATAGAACAAAAAACTGATCCAACAGGATTTACTACAGATACACAATGGGTTGTAAAAAGAGTTATCGTTGTAGATAATGGTATTTCAACTTCAAATGGTCCCTTAGTAGATAATGATATGCATGTGGACGGAGAGACTTGGTGTAAAACTTTTTTTAATGGTGGCGAGTGGAAACAGACTTCTTACAATTCAAAGTTTAGAAATATATATGCTGGAATAGGTTATGTTTATGATTTCGAAAAAGATATATTTATTCAAAAACAGCCTTTTGCATCTTGGACATTAGACAATAATAATAAATGGCAACCTCCTATACCAGTGCCACCAGATTTCATAGCAGATAATTATCAAATAGCTGCAGATTGGGATGAAGACAATCAAAGATGGATAATACAGGATTATGAAGTAAATCCAGACGATGATTCCTTCGTTTTACGTATTTGGGATACAGCAACATCTTCTTGGACGACTTAATCATTTACTTTCATTTATAAATAAGTAATATTCAATCTTAAATGAATCTTAAGAATAATTTTTGGTGTTTCGAAAGTGCCTTACCACATAATATATGTGATGCTATTATAAGATACTCTCTAACGAAGGAAGATCAGACTGCACTCACAGGAGGTACGAAAAATTTTAAAAATTTAAATGATCAACAACAAAGAGATTTATTTAAGCATAGAGATTCAAAATTAGTTTGGTTAAATGATCCTTGGGTTTATCGATATATCATGCCTTTTGTAAATAAAGCAAATAAAAATGCAAATTGGAATTTTCAAATTGATTGTTCAGAGCAATGTCAATTTACAAAATATGGTCAAGGTCAATTTTATGATTGGCACTGTGATAGTTTTGACGAACCATATGGAGAGTATAATGATAAAAAAATGGATGATACATTCAGAGGGAAAATACGAAAATTATCAGTAACTGTATCTTTATCTGATCCTAACAGTTACAGAGGCGGAGAGTTAGAATTTGCTTTTAGTTCTTCACCAAAAATAAGACCCATTGTACAAGAATGTAAACAAGTACTACCTAAAGGATCCGTAGTTGTCTTTCCTTCATTTATTTATCATAGAGTAAAACCTGTTACTGATGGAACACGTTATTCATTAGTTATTTGGAACTGTGGACGCCCTTTTGTATGAGCAAAGATAAATTAACAGAGTCTTGGTATTTTGCATCTCCAATATACTTTATGCAAAAATCTGAGTGGTTAAAAGATTTAATAAAAATAACAGATCCTTATATAAAATTAGCAAAAGAAAAAAATAAAAAATTTATTAGCGAAAGAAATAAAAGCTGGGGTGGAGATAAAAAAGATCATGGTATGTCTCATCATTCTACAACTTTAATAAATAGGCCAGGTTTACAAAAGTTTACCAATTGGATAGAGGCCACGACATGGAATCTATTAGATGAGCAGGGCTATGATTTAAGTAACTATAAAATATTTACAACTGAGATGTGGGTACAAGAGTTTGCAGAAGCTGGCGGAGGACATCATCAACTACATACACATTATAATGGACATACATCAGGTTTTTATTTTTTAAAAGCTAGTGAGAGAACATCTCTACCTATATTCGATGATCCTAGACCTGGTAAAGTTATGAATGATTTGCCTCAAAAAGATCCTAACAAAATAACTGCAGCTAGCACACAAGTAAATTATTCAGTTAGACCAGGTAATTTAATTATTTTTAACTCTTATTTACCTCATCAGTTTAGAGTGGATGATGCATACGAACCATTCAGATTTATACATTTTAACTGTAGAGCTATTCAAATAAATGACGTATTATCAAAATATGGCGAAAAAAGAACAGACAATCAAAATAACAAATAATTTTTTACCTCCACAATCTTTTTTAATGGTGAAGGCTTTATTAAATTCTGATCAACTCCCTTGGTATTTTAATAATGCTGTGGTTTATCCAGAAAAAGATCCAGTTGATCATTATCAATTGACACACACTTTTTATGTAAATAACACTCCTCATTCAAGTTTTTACAGAAATTTATCACCTTTATTAGATGTAATTAAACCTAGTATTTTAATTAGAATTAAAGCTAATCTTTTACCTATTAGTTCTAAAATAATTAAACATGAAATGCATAATGATGAATTATCTGAAAATGCAAAAATAACTACTGGTATTTTTTATGTTAACACAAACAACGGAAAAACAATTTTTGATACAGGTGAAGAGATAAGTAGTGAAGAAAATAAATATATAGAATTTGATTCTAGAAAATTGCATACAGGCACTACCTGCACTAATCAAAAAAGAAGAATGGTTATAAATTTTAATTACATAAAATGAGTGGTCTCATTTTTAAAAAAGATATAAATAATAAAAATATAATACTTGATCCTAATCATAATAATTATCAAGTTATGATGGAATGGGAAAAACCCTATATGAAAGCCTTAGTAAATAATCTAAAACCTAAAGGTGATGTTTTAGAGATTGGTTTTGGTTTAGGTTACTCTGCCACAGAAATACAAAAACACAAGATTCAGTCACACACCATTATAGAATCAGATTCAAACGTAATTAGTAAATTAAAAAAATGGGCTAAGAAACATAAAGTTAATATTATTGAAGGCACGTGGCAGAAAGAATTAAAAAAATTAGGAAAGTATGATTCAATTTTTTTTGATGATGCACCTACAAAAAAACATCCTGACTATGATGAAATTAGAGTTTTTGATTTTTACCATCAAATAGCTCAAAGACATGTGAATAAAAATGCTAAAATGACATGGTATCTAGATAAGCCTATTTATTGGATATCTCATCCTTATATTCATTGGAGTTTAAAAGAGTTTGCCATACATCCACCAGAGCACTGTTCTTATACAAAAAATAATATAATGTACTTACCATTGCTTAACTTTACAAAAGGTATTATAAACAAGATTGAGAGATCCTC